CGAGCGTAATACTAAATTAGACACCATGCAAGCAATCAGCACTAATGAGAAAAGACAGGCGATGGGCTATGAGCCTGTAGATGGTGGCGATGTATTGCTTGTCAATAGTGGATTGATACCGCTTGAAATGGCAGGGGCAGACATTCCAAACCTTAACCCGATGTTTTAGCTATGACTAGAATCGAGAAGCTAAAGTATGCAAGGGCTGTTTTGTTGACACAAGACAGAATCGCTTTGCGCTATCAAAAATTGATTAAGCGTGAGCTAAAAAAGACGGCTAACCAATTGGCCAACTCATACGAAACAAACCAAAACGACAGCCAGTTCGCTGAGATTCAAGCACAACACAAAACACGCATGACCGAGATTTTAACCGATTTAAACAAAGAGACATCGGAACGGTTTAAGGCGTTTAAACTCACAGGCAAAAAGGACATCTTTGATAACTTTGTCGAGAATAGCATTTACAGCATCTTAGCATCTAACGTATTAACCACCGCCACCACGGTTAGCTCTAATACTGTGGCTATAGCAAGCGCGGTTATCATGCAGACGATGCAAGCAAGTATAGCCGACCCTTACGCAGCGACACCGACTAAGGTGGCAAATGCCATTGCAAACAGGATAGGCGGTCAAAACTCAGTGAGCCGAGCGATGACCATAGCGCGTACAGAAACGCACAAGGCCGCGAATGTATCACAGTACACAAGGGCAGAATCAGCAGCTACCGATTCGGGACTTGACGTTGTGGTCGAGTGGATAAGCACAAACGATAGTCGGGTAAGAGACTCACATAAAAACGCTAATGGTCAAACACGACCAATGGGGCAGCCGTTTAATGTGGGTGGCGAATCAATGAAACATCCGAGTGACCCGACAGCGAGCGCGGAAAATACTATCAATTGTCGGTGTGTTTTGGGTTACGATGTTAGATAATTTTGAGGGGTTATGATATGCGTTTACATTACACAAAGGCGTTAAGTCTTGTTGATAGTAATTTTAAAGAAGCGGGTGATGGTGCGTTTAGTGGCTATGCAGCCGTCACTGGCAATGTAGATTTAGGCGGCGATATTATTTTAAAGGGCGCGTTTAGCGAATGGCTAGACAAAGCCGACCCTAGCCGCGTCCGTGTGCTATGGCAGCATGATTGGAATAACCCCATCGGCAAAACCTTATCAATGCGCGAAGATGATAATGGTTTAGCGGTTGATGGTGAATTGTTGCTTGATATTCAAAAAGCACAAGAGGCGCGTACCTTAGTTAAGAACAACGCGATTGATGGGTTAAGCATTGGCTTTAGAATTGATGATTTTAGCTATGATAATGACACGCGCATTATCAAAAAATTGTCGGTTATGGAATACTCATTCGTGACATTTGCCATGAATCCCAATGCCCTTGTCAATGACATGAAATCGTGTAAACTAGACACTGTAAGAGACTGTGAACATTACCTGCGCGATGTTTGTAAGTTATCACGCTCTGAGGCGAAAACACTAATCAGTAAAATCAAGGCTATTCGAGATGATGAGCCTAATTATGATGAGTTAGCCGCTTCATTAGTGAAATTTAATCAAACATTGCGAGGTTAGTCCCATGACTGATATTACCGAAGTTAAAAAGTTAATTGATGATGCAGGCAATGCCGTATCTCAATTGCGCCAATCCCAACAAGAAGCCGTAGCTGAATTTAAAAAGCATGGTGATGTTTTAGCCGAAACAAAATCCAAACAAGATGCGATTCAAAACGACATCACTGGTTTGGTTCAAGCTATTCAAGAAGTTAAGGCCGCTCAATCTGCACAGATTCAAACTGGCAGCGATGGTTTAACGAAAGAAGTTCGTGAAGCAAAAAGCGCGTTATTCAAAAAAATGCGCGGTATGCAATTAAGCGATACTGAACAAAAAGCATTAAGCACGATTACCAATCCTGATGGTGGTTATTTAACTACGTCCGACACAACTGGTCGTATTATCCAACGTATTCACGACAATTCACCTGTGCGCCGTTTTGCCAATGTTAAAAACACAAGCAAAGAAACTGTAACAGGTTTAATTGACAATGGCCGTAACAGCTATTCGTGGGGCTTTCAAGGCAATACGCCAAGCACCACAGCGACTAAACAGTTTGGTCAATACGAAATCAAAGTTAAAAAACTTTACGCATACCCAACCGCCACCACTGAAATGCTTGAAGATGCTGATTACGACATCGAAGCAATGATTGTTAATGATGCGGCTCAAGGCTTTGCTGAGGGTGAAGCATACGGTTTCTTATTAGGTAACGGTGTATTACAACCACGCGGCATGATGACTGTTGCTACTGCATACACGGGCGACAATAGCCGCGCATGGGGTACAGTACAAAAGTTCAAAACAGGCGTTAATGGTGGTTTTGCTGCTACTCCTAACGGCGGTAAAATTTTGATTGATGCGGCCATGTCATTACGCGGTGCTTATCGTGCAGGTGCAATTTGGGGCATGAATCGCTTCACTTTTGCCGAATCAATGAAGTTACAGGACTCCGATGGTAACTTTATTTGGCAGCCAACTTGGAACTTAACCGATTCGCCGTTTGGCATGATTTTAGGTATTCCTGTAGTGCCTGATTTTGACCACATGGCCGATATTGCTAACGATAGTTTGTCTATGTTCGTTGGTGATTTAAACCAAGCCTATCAGATTGTTGACAGACGCGGCGTTAATGTCATTCGTGACAACATCACTAATCCTGATGTGGTGCAATGGTACTTCACAAAACGCACAGGTGGCGATTTGGTGAACTCCGAAGCCGTACGTTTTGTTGAATTCAAGGCTTAATGGGAGCAATGTAACATGACTATCAATAAAGATTTACACAATCAGGTTAGCGTAGGCGTTGCCATTGCATTAACAGCCGTTGCCGATGGCGAAGATGTGGTTGGTGCGGTGATTGACCGTCAAGGCAGCGAGGGCTTGGAGTTAATTTTTCAAGTCGGCGCATATACTGACGGTAGCGTAACACCGTTAATCGAAGAATCCGACAACAACAGCGACTATACAGCCGTTGCTGATGCGGACTTAACTAATACCGAAGCAAGTGCAGCTTTAACAGCCGAAGGCGTGTCGAGCATTGGTTATGTGGGCTGGAAGCGTTACGTTAAAGCCAGTGCTGTTACAGCCGCAGGCTCTACTTTGTCCGTAGGTGCAACATACGTTAAGTATGGTGTGCGTTTACAAGGTGAAGTTGACCCTGCTTAATAGCACCAAAACGCGCTCATTCGTGGGCGCGTTTTATTATGAGAGTTTATTAAAATGTCTTTTATAGTCAGCGAGTCAGGTAGCGAACCTTTACTTTTAGCCGATGTTAAAACATGGGCAAAGGTTGAAAATGACGATGAAGATACTTTAATAACTTCTCTTATTACGTCATGCAGGCGTGAGATTGAGTCTTTTACTAAATGTGTATTACGTCCGCAAATTTGGCAGACAGAATACATTTTGGATAAAGGTCAATACATATTTTACTCACCACGTTTTTTTACTGATAGTGTCGAGATTACGATTGATGATGATGCTTATACTGATTTTGTGTACAATCGAACAACTGGCCGCGTCAAGCTCAATAGTCAATTTTATGCTAATGATGAGCTAGTAATCACATGGAATGTCGAGACACAAACAGAGTCATTTACACCACTCAAACAAGCACTTTTAGACCTGATTACATACCGCTTTTATAATCGTGGTTTGTATGATATGCCTGATAATGTTAAAACAATCTTGAATATGTACAGGATTTTTAACTTATGAACATCGGCAAATTAAGACACAGATTAACCATTGTTGAAAATCAGAAAGTATCTGATGGCCAAGGTGGTTTTGTGTCTGATTGGGTCGAGCTAGGCAAGGTTTGGGCTGATGCTAAACCCATGACACCAAGAGAACGCTTTTACCGTGGCGAAGAACAGCACACGCAGGGCATGACTTTTACAGTGCGTCAAAATCAATCATTTTTAGTACC